GATTGGTGTATCTGAAATCAGCTCCTCTTAAATCAGCATTGCTTAAATTGGCATTGCTTAAATCAGCATACTTAAAAGAAGTAAACTTTGCGTCTACTCCACTCAAGTTCGCTCCTCTCAGCTCTCCCATTGAAAAGCTGCTGTTAGACAAGTCCTTTCCACTTAAATCTTGTCCAACAAAGTCTTCTCCAAAGAAATCTTGATTGTTCATGTTACTCCTTCGCTTATGCAATGTTGATATTAAAAAACCTGGAAATCGTCCAGGTGCATTGCTTAGATTGATATCACTTCTCCCCTGTTGGGGCCACTTATTATAGTGGCTCTCCCTGGCACGGGAGAATATTTCGACACCTTTGCATAGTCTTGCCAGCGGGTGTCTGTGCATCCGACTACAGCAGCATCCAAAAAGCCAGCGTAGTCGAGTATGTTTCCAAACTCGTCTACAAACTCAACAATGACAACTTGATCGTTGACATTGTTGATTTGCTCTCCGATAAATGCATGACATTCATCGGAAGAACGTAAGTTAAGAGTAGCTGGTACTGTGATTTTTATGTACATATTTTTCTCACTTTAGTGGTAGCAGTCGTCAATGTCTACTGCATCATCATTGGGAACGTAACGGACTTCTGGATGACTCCAGATTAGTCCGACTTGCTGTTGCCAAAAGTTGACAACGTTAAATCCGTTGCCTTTCTCTGGCATAACGTCATACTCCAATCCCCACGGGGTGGACTTTATTGCCACCGCGTGATAGACGTGTTTGTCGGTTTTCCAACGAAGTTTACCAACATGCTCCATCGCTGGAGCTTCAAAGAACGCTGCTTCATCGCTGACTTCGACGTTATCCCAGTCGAAGTCACCTTCACCAGCAGCAGCGTCAGCGAACAGCTCGTGCCATTCGTTGTCAATAAACGTGTATTCCATCTCTCGATAGAACTTCATCTTTTTCTTTTTACTCCTGAATCAATTACTCTTTTAATATAAACTACTTTTATTTTACCGTCAAGGGGTTTAGAGAAAAAAGTTTTGGAGCCAAAAGTGCTTTACAGCTAATCCAAATTACAACTTTTAACTCTTAAACTTCTTGAAAAATCAACAAAAAAGTGCTTTACAGCAAAACTCTCCACTCTCTACACCAGTTTTCAAACTCTGGTGATTGCATCGTCACTCCATGAGGCAACACATATCTTGCCTCTATCTCGGTTTTGTACAAGTGTCTCCCATTAACAGCTTTAGCAGCTGCTAATCCAGCTTTGGTGGCTGGAAAATATCTATTCTGTTCCTCCATCTCGTTGTCATCTCCTAAGACGATGACTGAAACACAATAGCATGGAATTAATTTATCTTTGAATGATTCCAGCCTATTGGCGTGCCATTGTGCTGGACGTTCTAATGCTTTCATACCCCTCCTGTGGGTGTAAACAGCTCCCACGACTGCCTTTCGGCAGTTTCGTCCATCGCTGCAAATGAACTCGTCAGGTGGGTTTAGATAGCGTTAAAGCCAGCTTATACTTCTTTTCTCGGTCTACCTCTCTTTCTTGATAATCCATTTAGCTTTTCCCATTCTTTTTGAATAGTTTTTTGGCTTTTTGGCCTTCCTGATTTTCTCTCTATTGGTGAGATATTATCCGGTAAAACATTTTTCTTTGGTGGATAATATTTTCTTTTTTTTCTAAATTCAGGCGCTAACCTAGGTCTTCCTTGTGGTTTAGGCGTTATTCCTTCTTCATCCATTTTGTTTTGATATTTTACGTAAATATCATCAAAATCATTAATTGACAAGCATTCTTCAGTCGACAGATAATGCTTTACATTGACCAAGCCAATCCTTTTTTCAGCTGTCCATCTACTAGGCTCTGATTTAGATTTTATGAATTTCATTCGATAATTAAATTTTTCTCCTTTAACAAGAAAAGTTTTTCCCATTAAAGCAGCGTTTATACTGCTTTTGGACAAAGCGACTTTACCTTCGCTTGTTTTTATACACTTTTCTTTGAGATCAACGTATGGTAGTTTCATGTTCTTAGTATTAGTGTTGTTTTTTATTGTAAATTGTTTTTTATGAACTGTCAAGTTTTATTTGACAATCAGTAAATTTGTTATAATATGTGTATAATTACAAGTTTAATTATAAAAAATATTTTAATTGCTTGTCAATAATGCAACTAAGCTTTGTAGCAGCACAGCAGATTGGAAATATTGAGTTAATTAATCAATGTATAATACTGATTAAAAAAACATAACTAGTTTTTTGAGCAGCACAATACTTTAAAACTACGCAAGATTAACTAAAAATGCCATTTTTGTTTTGTTGGTTGGAGCGATAACTCCTTAACTTGTTTTAGACTATTAGATTAAATTTAGTTTTTTTGGCAACTTTATATATATAATTTATTTTTTTGATTATATGAACTTAGGTAAATTAATTGTTGAGTTATCATTAGATAAAACAGCTTTTGACAAGTCATTAGCAATTGCTAAACAAGATGCAGAAAAAGTTGTTAACCAAATAGAAGATATTTTTTCAGGAAAAACTAAACTTTTAATTAATACTCAAGATGCCAGGAAAGATGCTCAATTAGCAGCTAAAGACTTAAAAAATATTTTTTCAGATAAAAATAAAATCTCGGTTACTGTTAATGATGAAAGTTTAACTAAATTAAATAAACACTTAGAAAGAAAACAAAAACATTTAAAAGAAGTTGTAGGATATTACAAGCAAAATCCAATCGTCGTCCGCACAAAAGATGATGAATTAAACAATTTATTGAAACAGAAAAAACAAGAATTAAACGAGCTTAAAAATTATTATAAAAATAATCCCATAAATGTATATTCTCGCGATATTGACGAAGCAGCGGGAACAAAAGAGTTAAGAAGCAAAAGAGCTGCGATTAAAGCAAAAGAAGAACAAAGCATAGAAGAAAATATAGAAAAGAGAAAGCCGGGGAGGCCTCGTAAACCTGAAGAAGAGAGAAAAAATTATGGTGAAGTTAAAAATCCAGTAGGACGACCACGAGATTCTGCTGAAGTAGCTATTCAAAAACTTTTTGCAAGAACTATTGAAAGAAGTTTAGTTGGTGGTTTTAAAAAGTCAGAGAAAGATATTATTAAGATAATATCTGAAGCTGTAACTCAAGGGTTTAAGCAATCTAGTAATACTACTTTGGTTGATAAAATATCTAATATAAAACAGCCAGAACAAGCTGAAAAGAAAGAAAATCAGTTTTTAAAAGCAGTTGCTACTCCAATAAAAAGTTTAGCTATTGGTTTTTTTGAAGGTATTACTAATCAAATAGCCGGAGATTTTGCATCTGGGCTTAGCAGTGCTATTAAAGTTAACGCTAATATAGATTTTAAAAAATACGGACAAAGTACAGGAAATTTTATCACAGGTATTTTTGGTAAAAAACCTCCACAAGCAACTCCACAAGCAACTCCACAAGCAACTCCACAAGCAACTCCACAAGCAACTCCACAGGCAACTCCACAGGCAACTCCACAAACTCAAAAATCAAATTTGCATATTCCGCAAACCGCACAAAATCAACATGCTTTACAGACTATTTTAGGCTTAACTTTTAAAAAGTTGTACACAAATGTTTTGTCATCAGGTGCAAACGCATTAAGTAATGCTGCATCTGCAAAAATAACCAATGCTTTAGGAATTACAAACACACAACAAAACACAGCGTCTTTCGATAATTTTGACAATGCTTTAAATAAATCAAGTACGTCTATTGAAGATTTTCAAAAAAGTATTAGTGATTTAAGTGCCACATTTAAAAATAATGATCAAACAATTAAACAATTAAATCAGGAAATAATTGAATTAATAAATAACATAAATAGAATAAACTCGCAAGCATTAAATCAACCCGTAAATAGCGCAGATTTACAAACAGGTCAAGTTGCAAGTAGCACAGATTCACAAATAGGTCAAACTGCAAGTGATGCAGACAATGCTTTATCTGTCCGTGCAAATAGAATAATTCAATTAATTGAAGATTTAAGTCAAATACTTCGACGCACAATATCAGCGATGGAAAATTTTTCTTCTAGAGTTGAAGAAATAAATAAATCGTTGACATCTTTAATTCCTTTGAGTAGTAGTAAAGTTCCACAATTAAGTCAAGCCAGCAATGATGTAACACAATCAAATTTGCAAGAAGAAGCTGAAAAGAAAGCATCTTTACAAATAAAAGATGCTTTACCAGATCCTTTTTCTGGTTTAGTAAATTTACAATCAAATCAAGCTGTAAACGAAAATGACATAAACATTACATCAGAAAACAGTCTTGAAGAAATAAAATCTCGTGCGCAAGAAATTAAAAAGTCAAATCAAGGATTTGTAAAATTAACTAAATTTGAGATCCATAGACAAACAGAACTTGGAAAGTATGAAGACGTTATAAAAGCCTATAAATTTTTTGAATCAAAAAAACAAGAACTTATAGAAGAAATTAAAAGATTACAAGAACTTGCTAAGCAAAAAGGAGCGGTTTCGGAAGATATACGACAAATTGGAACAGCTAAATCTTCTTTAACTTCTGGAAGTAAAACGCTTAAATCAGAATTGGCTACATCTAAAAGAAAATTTGAAAATGAGATAATAAAACAATTTGAAGCACAAAATAATCCACAATATTCTACTTCACAGGTTCTTGATTACATACATGGAAAAGAGCCTGAGGTTGATGAGCAAATACTTCAAGGATTTAATCAAGGTATTTCTAAAATAAATTTTGGAGAAGTTAGTACAGAAAAAGCAAAAGAAATAATAAATTCTTTCAAAAAAGAACTTGAGATTCAATCTCCATCTAAAGTATTTATTGCTATTGGTGCTGCAATAACAGCGGGATTAGCTATTGGTTTAATTGCAAACAAAGATAATATCAAAAAAGCTGCAAATCAAGTAGTATCTACTATTGAAAATACAACAGAAAAAAGTGCGGAATCTTTTGATGATTTAATAGAAAACGCTGTTGATGACAAGAATAAAGCTTATGCAACTAATGTAAAACAAATTTTTAAAAATTCAAGAGAAGATTCAAAAGACTCTAGTGAATTATCTCAAAATATAGGTAGTTTTTTAATTACAATTAGCAAAACGTTGTCAACAGTATTGCCAATTTTAGGCAAAAAGCCTACTTCTGTACAGGAGAATATCCCAATGTCCCATCTTGGTAAATTTTACAGAGGGAATGCAGATGTAATCAAATTTAATAATAGAAACTCTTTGTCTCCCATAATAGATGCTGTTAGTGTTTTCTTAGCTGACAAAGGTAAGCAACAGTCTGGCTATAGTTACTTAGGTGCGTTTAACAGTGAATCTAAGTTTGCCAATTCAAGTAAAAAACCTCAGTTTGATCTACTTTTGAAAGATCTCAGATCTCTACAGCTAACTCTTGGGGGTTTTGGTGTAGTTAAAACAAAAACTGGAATAAATGCAGTAGATGTCTATGATTGGGCAGGTGCAAAGTCAAAACAAAAAAAGAGTTTTCCAGAAGGTGTCACTATTCCATTGCCTGCTAGTATAAATTCTAAATTAATCTCTTTATTAGATAAATTTCCTGCTATTGCAAAATCATTAAATCTCCAAAAAGATGACTTGGGCGGGTACACAAGGCATACAAATCTAGGTAAAACCAGAAAACAAATAGAGGCAGAAGCTATCGCTAGGAAAGAGGTATTATTGGATAGCGATGGCAGGCACGTTAATGTCACGAAGTCTAATCTTAGTGCAATGTCTGACAAAGAATTTAAAAGAAGAACGTCTGGTTTGGTAAGCATTAATCCTAGTGGTGGAATAAAAGTAAGTGATAGCTTACACGATATAATTGGAGGGCAAAGTTATATACAGCAAAGACAAGTACCGCTTAAAAAAGAAAGAGAGTTAAAAAGACTTTACTCCAAAATCTATAAACAGTTAGAAAAGGAAAACAAGCCAATAAACGAAGAAACTGTTTTTACACATCCAGACTTTCTTGATTACATGTACGGGGATAAATCTAATAAAAGAAATAATTTAAAATCGCAAAAATTAAATTACAAGAATACAAAAGAACAACAGTTTAGTATTGGAAATATATTTAATTTAATTCCAAAACAAATTCAGGAAATACCAAAAACTTTTCTAAAAATAGGGTCAAATTTAGTTGAAAGCTTTTTTAATAGTTTTATAAACTTTAAATCAAAAAGTAATTTAATTGTTAAAGGATTTTCTTTTCTAGTCGAAAGTATTAAAAACGTATTAGGTATTAAATCTCCATCTAAAGTATTTATTGGTATTGGTGCTGCAATTATTGCTGGATTAGTCATTGGATTAATTAGTAATAAAGATAAAGTTCAACAAGCTATTGCATCAGTATTATCGGTAAACTCTATTAATAGTTTGTCAGATGATTTTATTGATAAAAAAGTTTTTGCGGTAAATAAACTATTTGAAAAATACAGAGAAAAATCGAATAATTCCTCATCTGAGCCTATAATTTCCTCTGAATCTATAACAAATAGCATGCCTAGTAAGATTGACTCGTTTGATACTATGGCTGATAAATCTTTTAAAGAAAATCCTGCTATAAAAGAAAAAATTGACGACCAAGATCAAATTAATAAATCGGTAAACTCTATTGATAGTTTGTCAGATGATTTTATTGATAAACAAGTTTTTGCGGCAAATAAAGTATTTGAAAAATACAGAGAAAAATTGAATGATTTGTTATCTCAGCGTATAATTTCCTCTGAATCTATAACAAATAGCATGCTTAGTAAGTTTAATTTGTTTAGTGAGATGTTTGATACTACGGCTGAAAACCCATTTGGTGATATACTTAAAAACCCATTAGTACGTGCTGCTACGCCTTTTGTTAAATTTAAATTAAAATCTTTAAAAGAAAAAAGCCCATTAGTACGTGGTGCAGTACGTGCTGCTATGCCTTTTGTTGAATCTTTTAAAGAAAATCCTGCTGATTTTATTGATAAAAAAGTTTTTGCGGCAATTAAACTATTTGAAGAATACAGAGAAAAATCGAATAATTCCTCATCTGAGCCTATAACGTCCAAAGAAAGAGCTGAATCTATAAAAAATGGCATACTTAGTAAGATTGACTCGTTTGATACTATGGCTAAAGACCCATTGTTTGATAATATGCTTATACTTAAAAATCCAGTAATACGTGCTGCTATGCCTTTTGTTAAATCTAAATTAAAATCTTTTAAAGAAAACAGCCCATTAGTACGTGCTGCTATGCCTTTTGTTGAATCTTTTAAAGAAAATCCTGCTGGTTCTATTGATACACTAGTTTTTGCGGCAATTAAACTATTTGAAGAAAACAGAATTTTTGAAAAATTAAATAATTCCTCATCTCAGCCTATAATGTCCAAAGAAAAATTGGCTGCTGAAAGCCCATTGTTTGATACTATACTTAAAAATCCAGTAATACGTGCTGCTATGCCTTTTGTTAAATCTTTTAAAAAAAATCCTGTTATAAAAGAAAAAATTGACGACCAAGATCAAATTAATGATTTAATGGAAATATTTCAAAATATACCGAACAATAAATTTATTAAATCTTTTAAAGAAAATTACAAAGAAGGTAAATTTTCATCTGCTGAAGATGCAGCCAAAGAAATGGATCTTATGCTAGATTTTATGATTGAGGAAATAGATTCTGTTTTAAACATATATTCTAAAAGAGTAAATGCAAAAATAAACAATCCTGAATTTAACTATACAGATGAAGAGATTGATACTGCGATTTCTCAAATAGAAGATATAAAAAATATTAAAACATCAGAAATTCCAGATGTAAAAAATTTAGCTTTTTCTAAATTTGAATCAGAAAACCCATCAAAGAATTTTATTGAATTAGTAAACTCATCAAACGATTTTATTGAATTAGTAAACTCATCAAACGATTTTATTGATAAACAAATTCTTGCAGCAAGCAAAGTACTTGAAAAATCTCAAGGAAAAATTAGTGCTTTGTTTGACAATAGAGATATTCCCGATCATACTTATTGGGATGAGGATGAATACGAAAAAGGTGATAAATTAAAAACAAGATTTTCTAGTAAAGTAAATATGTTAAACGACGAATCTCTTCAGACTTTTAGGAAAGATTATAAAGAAGGTAAATTTTCATCTACTGAAGATGCAATTAAAGAACTAGATTCTATTTTAAACAATGCATTTAAAGAAATAGATTCTGTTTTAGAATTATGGACTGAAAAATTACACAACATGTCGTCACGAATAACAGAAAATGAAGGTTTTAAAGATTATAAAAGTAAACTTGAAAATTACAAAGATTTAATAGCAAAAGAAAGAAAAGATATTTCAATGTTAAATTCAGAAATTCCAAATATAGAAGATTCGGTTGTTGAAGAATATAATTCTAATAATTACAAAGATTTAATAACAAAAGAAAGAAAAGATATTTCAATGTTAAATCCAGAAATTCCAAATATAAAAGATTTGGTTGTTGAAGAATTTAATTCTAATAATTACAAAGATTTAATAGCAGAAGAAAGAAAAGATATTTCAATGTTAAATCCAGAAATTCCAAATATAGAAAATCCAGTTTCTAAAGAATATAATTCTAATAAAATAAATAATCTACCTATAAAAACATTTCAAGAAAATTTTTTTAGAATAGGATTAAATTTAGTAAAAAGTTTCTTTGATGGATTTATAGATTTTAAATCAAAAAGTAATTTAATTGTCAAAGGATTTTCTTTTCTAATTGAAAGCATTAAAAACGTGTTAGGTATTAAATCTCCATCTAAAATCATGCGTTCAATAGGACTTAACTTTGGTAATAGTTTTGGAGATGCTGCTATTGCTGCTTTAGCTTTTTCAGGGAAAAAAATATCTGAAGAATACAAAAAAATTGTTGATACTTTACTAAAAGATCCATCTGTTTCCAAAGCTGAAAAACAACGGCTTAAAGCAAGTAGAAATAGAATGGATCAAGATCTTAAAAACTTTGCCAAAGATTATCGTGAAAATAAATTTGCTGATGACAAAGAAGCGCGTCAAGAATTGAATCGTATTCGTAGCAGGAATATTCAATCAATGACAAATATGGGAAGATCTTCTACTAATGCAACAGTACAAGAAGCATTAGGAAAGAATTTTTCTAGAACAATTATAGGTGCAAACAGGGAAGCTAATATAGAGTTTAAAGGATTGATGAACAGAAGACCTAAAACACCACAGCTAAAATACGAAGATCTTTTCTCTGTTATTAGAAACTCAAGAAAAAATATTTCTACACTTGTATTAGCGAGTTACAAAATCTCGGAGGAATACAAGAAAAGTATTGACGCTATATTGGCAGATCCTACTATAAGTAAAAGAGACAAGTTAGATCATAAACGCAGAAGAAATCAAATAGACAATCTGCTTCAAGATTTTGCAAAAGATTTTAATGAAGGTAAATTAACAGAAGAACAAACTTTAACGCAAATTACAAACATATATAAACAAGCGAGAAAAGGAGCAAAAGAACAAGGTATAAAATATGCAAATATTAAAAATATTACAAAAGATGCTAGCAAAACAGTAAATAAAGGACGGGAACCTTTACTAAAACAAATATTTGATAGTATTATATCCAGCTTTAGTGAAACGTCTCAGCAAGGTTCTTTTTCAATTGCAGGTTTCTTACGTAAAGCAGTTGGCAAGACTGTTCAAAATTTAGTTGAGAAAAATTTTATGGGAACAGGAAGATTGCCACTTGGAGCGTTTTCTAACTTGGGATTATTTAAAACATCGTCTACTTTATTTGGCTTGGTAAATGGACAAAAAGGTATTATGGATATATTACCTTTCTTAGCTCCTATGTTGCCAGGAATAATAGGAAGCCAAGCATCTAAGATAGGAAAGTTTTTCCAAAAATCTTTTGAAAACAATAATTTATTTCAAGAAGATGGATTTATTCGTAAAATGATTCATTCTGTAAGTGGAATAGACTTAGGCAGAAGATCTATAGGACAAAAGAACTTGTTAACAAAAATAATTTCTGAAATTCCACAACAATTTATGATTAGCCAAATGTTTTCAAAAATTCCGTTCTTGAAAAACATGTTGCCATTTATTGGGAAAATACCTGCCATTGGACCAATATTAAGTGGTAAATTAGTTGGAGGATTAGGAAATGCAGCAGCAACTTTATATTCAGATCGTTTACCTGCTTTAGGAGAAAACGAAGCACGGGATTCTATAGGAACAGTAATTAGAGATCAAATTAGAGAAAACATTTCTTCTGTTGGAATCAAGGGAACTCAAATTGAAGGAACTCAGCAAGTACAAAAAGGAGCTAAAGAATTAGCTGAACAAGTTTTAAAAACATTTTTTGACAGTATTACTATCAAAAATCCAAAAAACAGTAATTTATTAAGAGGAATTTATGAAAAAAATAGTAAAATCTTTGGTGAAATTAGAGATTTATTAATTAAAACAATTATTGGTGCTGGTGCAAACTCTGGACTATTTTCTTCTAAAGGCTTAGGTCGTAGAGTAGTTAACATAGCAAATGCTTACGCTTCTGGAAATGTAGATCAAGCTATTGATTTAACAACTCGTACTGCTGGAACGTTAATGAGAACGTCTGGAATTAAAAACATTGCAGCTGTTTTGGGAATACGCATAAATCCAGCTCAAATAAAAATGGCGATGACTGCTTTATTATTAGGTATATCTGCGTTTCATAAAGCATTTACAGCAGAAGGAATGAATATTGGACAAGCTTTAATTAAAGGTTTTCAAGAAACTATAGGTAAGTGGAAAGATGTCGGAGCAGACATCAAGAGAGAAGTTGATAAAGCTATTGGGACAGAAAATCCTGCGCAAATCTTTAACAATATAATAGATCGCATGAAGCGAGGCGTTGTTGTTCCTAGAGCTATTTTTAAAGATTTCTGGCAAGCAGTAGGATTTCAATTTAGGAGAGATGCGCTACAGGCTATAAATCCAGATGATAAAGAAGACTTTCAAACTAATATAATGTCTTTTGTTGTATCTTTGGGATCTGTTTTTGCTCCTATCGGCACTTTTCTTACAGCTATAGGTCCAATGATGGCTCCATTAACTCCAATTTTTGATGCTATTGGAAATGCTGTTTCTGCACTTCATCAACGAGTTGAACTTTTAATTCAATCTATGCTGAAAATACAATCGCTGCAAACACGTTTTAATTTTTTGGGAGGTAAAGCTGGTAGTGGACAAGCAGAATTTCAATACGCTACAAATATGGCGAAACAATATAACACACCTATAATGACATCACTTGAATCATATAGTCAATTAGCTGTTGCAGCGCAAGGAACAAAGCTAGAAGGTGAAGGTGTAAAAAAATTACATGAAGGAATAACAGCGTCTATAGCTGCTTTATCAATTTCTCAAGAAGACGCAAATTCAATTTTTCTCGCTTATAATCAAATGCTGTCTAAAGGCAAAATTTCAATGGAAGAATTAAGACAGCAGTTGGGTGAAAAATTCCCTCCCGCTATGCGAATTTTTGCTGAATCAGTAGGAGTTAGCACTGCTCAATTATCTCAAATGAGTGCAACAGGAGCTTTAATGTCTGAAGAAGTTATGCCTAAAGTTGCAGATAAATTATTAAGTGAATATGGTGAAATGGCAAAAGGAACAAACAATTTTGTTACATCTTTTAATAAATTACAAAACGTTGGAGCAGAGATAAATATTAAATTAACAAATATTTTTGGTGGATTATTTACTGGGATAACAAACATACTTGCAGGAGCCGCAGATTTAATTAATAAATCTTTAGAAAATATTATTAAAATCATTGGAAGTTTTATTGTAGGTGCAGCAGCAGTAATTTTGGCTGGTACTGTAACTATTCTTAGTATAGCACCAGTTAAAACTTTTATAATAAGTTTAGGGAATGGTATAATTGCTTCACTTGCTGCGTTCGTAGGAACTCTCAGTCCATTCTTTTTAGGGATTTTTGCAGACATAGCAGATGATTGGCTGGGTGCGCAAAACTCTGTTATGGAAAATATGTCAAAAGGTACATACAACTTTGTTGTTATGATAATTACCCAATTAGACAGATTAAAAGCTAGTTTTAATGGGTTAGGCAATCTCTTTAATGGAAATATGTTTAAAGGAGATGGCAAAGGATTTTTCGATGTTGTTATTGGTGGCAACAAAAAACCGGAAAAAAATGCTCTTGAAAATATTCTTGGATTTTTCTTTAAACCAATTAAGCCAGGAATGGTAGAGCTAGGTGCGTTAATATTAATGTTTGAGCAATTGCTAAAATTGTTAAAAATTATTGGAGGACCTTTGCTTGGCTCAATTTTTAAAAGATTTGCAGAACTTGGTATATTAATGGGATCCTTTATAAAAGGAGCATCTCTTAAAGGAGCGGGAGGAAGATCTTTATTCGCTACTACTTTTGACAAATTCCAAGATGTTTTTAAAGAAGCTGATAATTTTGAAAACAATAAAACAGCACCAACAACAGCACCAACAGGAGTCACTAGAGCGGGAGGTACTAGTGCAGGTGCAACTTTTGGGCAGGAAATGAGAAGAATGTATGACGCTTCTCCTATTAAGCCGTTAATAGATAGAACTGGAGCTGCTTTCTTGTCATTTAAAACATCAGCAGCAGAATTGTGGACCAAGCTACAAACTAACCCTCTTAAAACTATTGGAGATGGATTAAAAACAGTTTTAGGAGGTATTAAATCAAGTATTGTTCTTAGCGCTACAAATGCATGGACTAATTTTACTACATCATTACAAGCTTTTAAAACATCTGTAATGTCAACTGGTTTTATAAAAGCAATTCAATTGGTATTCCATCCAGATGCTGCAATAGCTGGACAAGCTAGAGGCGCATGGGGGTCGGTTTTATCTAATATAATTTCTGGAATAGGAAAAGGATTAAAAGCATTAAGTGTGTTAGCAATTGAAGCCGCACTTGCTTTGGGTTTAATGTTTTTAGCTAGAAGTGATTTTAGCAATCCAGTACAAGAATCAATCAATAAAATGGCATTGGCGATTAATGCTTCTTTAACGTCAATAGGTGAATCTTTCAAAAAAATGGATAAAGCTGTAGAAAATAGTGGCAATACTATTGACAAAGTAGCAACTGGAGTTAGAAATTTATCAGATTCACTTCCTTCTAAAGGACTGGAATTAGACATTGCTTTTGTTTTTGGTGCTAAATCTCAAGGATATAAATTTGATGATGCAATCAAAAATGTAAACCGAGCTTTAGCAGAAAACTCAAAAGAAGGATTAAACCATCTTGAAGGCATTTTTTATGATTTAACTAAAAATTTTGGTAAAACTCCTGACGATATTGATCATCGCCATTTTTTAAGATTGAATTTTAATCCAATAGGAAGACTTGCAGAAGATGTTCAATATGTTGCTGGCGCGAAAAAACCTCAAAAAAGAATTGCAGATTATTTAGAAAAAAATGACAAACTTAAAAAAGCTCTTGTCAGGGATACTGACTTTAGAATGACAGAAGCTGCTACACAAACAATTTTAAACTTAAAGAGTCTTGACGACAATATTGTATCTTATGAAAAAGAAATACAAACTCATGGTTTAACACCAGAGAGAAAACAATCTACAGCACAAAGTTTACAACAAAATAACGAAAAAATTAATAAAATAGATAAAGAAATTGATGAATTAACAGCAAAGAAAATAGCTTTAGTTGATCAAAATACTTATGATTCACAAGAAAAAGCTAAAAAGATTGACAAAGACATAAACATTAAGCTTAAAGAAAGAAGCAAGCTATCAAAAGAAAATGACAAAATAATTAAAAATTTTGACGACATGATCGAACAGGGTAAAAAAATACAAGAAGAGGCTAAAGATTACCCAAGAGAAATAAGAGACATTTTTATAGAAAAAGGTAAAAAAATACAAAAAATAGGAGAAGAAGCTAAAAAAATCTTTTTAAGTTTAATTCCTGTAAAACCACTAGAGTTAATTTATGCAGAAACTAAAAAAGCTTTACGCAAAGTTGAAATAGGTTATGAAAAATATTTGTCAGAAATACAAATTTCTGCATCAGTTAGAGAATCAAGTTTATACGACGCAGCTTTTAAGGGAATTAATCAAACTCCTTACTCGTTAAATAATATTACAAAAGGAGACATTGATTTTGCAAGTTCTGAAGGCAAAATATATGAAATAGAAGATAAAATATTTGGGTTAGATCTTGTCTTAAATAACAAAATAAAAGCTTTAAGAGGAATGTCTGGTATTCCTGAAAGTGAACTTACCACTGAACAAGCCAAAGAATATCAAGATCTGCAAAAACAAGTTAGAGACGATACTGCGGCACTAGCTCAAAACAAAGCAGAATTAGCGCGCTCAAGATATGATTACAGGCAAAAAATTAAAGAGCTAAACCAACAAATAGCAGATTACAATTTTAATTTGTTCAAACAATTAAAAGATATTGAAATTGAAATCAAGAAAGCTAGGATTCAATTAGAACTTAATTCTTATAAATCAAAAATAAACACAGCTTTAAAAGGCATTTCTGAAAATGAGTTTACTAAATTTGTTGGCACAATCAGCGAATTTATAGATGAAATTAGCAATGGTTTGAACGCAGCTATAGATTATCAACAAAGAGTAATTTCAGACAAAGAAAGAATTAGATCACTTCAAGTACAAGAACAAAATTTATTAGAGCAATTACCTAGCGGACAAGTATTTGTTCAAAAAGTTAATACTGTTCGAGATAATTTAAAAAAAGAATATAATAGCGCTAACGATGATTTACAAAAAGTTTTTGATAAAGCTGGAGATTCAGTTAAAAAAGTTGTAAGTGAATTGTCAAAAACTAATTTAGCTATAGAAAATCAAGTTCAAGTTCAAATTAAAGCTAACAAACAGTTTATCGAGACTCAGAGAACAGTAAACGATATAAACAAAACTATGGTGGGAGTTGGATCAACTTTCCAAGGAATACAACAAAATGTCTCACAAACAACAATAGATTTACAAACTCAAGTTGAGTTATTAAAGCAAATTGAAAATAGAAATCCTAAAAAACGCTCTTCCAGTAATGTTCAGGACGATTCTAGAATTGGTTATAGAGAAAATAATGACTCTGGCATTAATTATGGACCAGGAGCTTTAGTTGCTGCTGTTCCAAATGTTATTTCAGATATGGGAGGATTTTTGCCAAACTTAACAAATACTCAAATAGCACTTAGAACAACAAAACATTCGGAACGAAAATTTCCTCTTATACAGAAAAATTTTCCTCTTGTTCCATACTCAACCAAAGATATACAAAGTGTAGAAAAACAATTTTATGAAAGATTTGTAAATTTATTAGGCTACAAAAGTCAACCGTTACCAAGTAATGTGCAAAAAATAATAATGGATTTAATAGAAAAATCAACTATTGACGAATTAATTAATTTTTTGAATGATCCAAAATACAATCATAAGAATTTTCCAAATTCTAAAGCACATTCGCAAGAACTAAAACGTTTTGACGACATAAATGACGTTCGAGCTAGAGATCAAAGAAGAAATGATAAAAATAGTTGGGGGAATCTACGTGAACTTGGAAAATCTGAATTAGATCCTGTTATAGAAATACTTAAACTTGAACCAGACCGAGCACTTCAGGATAAACAAATTGAACAAGCATTAAACTATTTAAAAATTAAACCAGATGATAATGGATGGAATAGATCAACAACAAAACCAACGTCACAACAAACAACAAATAAACCAACGTCACAACAAACAACAAATAAACCAACGTCACAACAAACAACAAATAAACCAACGTCACAACAAACAACGAATAAACCAACGTCACAACAAACAACGAATAAACCAACGTCACAACAAACAACGAATAAACCAACGTCACAACAAATAACGCAAAACTCAACAAATCCTCCGGAACGAAAATTTCCTCTTATACAGAAAAATTTTCCTCTTGTTCCATACTCAACTAAAGATATACAAAGTGTAGAAAAACAATTTTATCAAAGATTTGTAAATTTATTAGGCTACAAAAGTCAACCGTTACCAAGTAATGTGCAAAAAATAATAATGTCTTTATTAGAAAGATCAACTATTAATGAATTAATTGATTTTTTGAATAATCCAAAATACAATCATAAAGATTTTCCAGATTACCCAGTACATTCGTCAGAGCTAAAACGTTTTGAAGATAGAAATAAGGTTGAAGCCAGAAATACAACAAGAGAGCAAATTAATAATCCAGTAAAAATCTTAAACGGTATTAGAACTTTTAATAGATTAAGAAAAATAACAGATTTAAGTAATGTTCTTGGAATAATTGAACCTCGACCAGATTATGCGCTTCAAAATAAACAAGTGGAAGAAGCACTAAAATATTTAGGTATTAAAACAGAACAAAAACCAAGGTCAGCGTCAAAACCTATAACTAATCAGACTCCTATAACTACTAAAAAAATACTACCAGGACCTGAAAATCAAGCTTCTAAAATTCCTAAAACAATACCTTTTATCCGTAGAAACGGACAACCAATAAAAGTAACAAATCCGGAAAATTCTGTACCTAATTTAGATAAACCTAAACCTAATACTCAAGTAAGACAATTAATAAATCAAAGTACTAAAATCCAAGAACAAACCGCAGCTGCCATTTTAAAAAACGCAATGGATCTTGCTGACAATAATAGAGCAGCAAATCAACGATCAATGTCACTCGATAAACAATTTCCTTTAACTACTCCACAAAGTGACTCATTATCTGAAGTACAAAATCTTATATCAAAATATGCAGGCGATCCAAAAAGCAATGCTTCAAATACTGCTATATCTAGTATTAGAGAGCTGGAAACGCTTGAAAGAAAATTAACAACCAGCATTGATAGTGACAAACTTTCATTAGAACGGTTGCCAGACACAACACAAAATAGTATTGAACAGCTTAAAAAATTTGCAGATCAGCTAAAAGGTTATCCACTATATAAACAACAAATACTTGATATGATTATTCTTATACAACAAGATGCAGAGGATACTAAAAAAGCAATTACTGCAAGATTGCGAACAACTCAAAACGCTTTAAAAATGTTTTTAGATAAGAAAAACCAAATTCAACAACAAATTAAAACAGAAGAAACAGTTAATACACAAATCGGAGAAAATGATTTTAATATAAATGAGTTAGCAATTCAAATAAGTCAATATGAATCACAAATTTCTTTATTACGTCAACAACTTAATTTGACTTGGGATGGTAAAAATGATTTACTTAGAATAGATCTCGAAAGAAAAATGGCTGATTTAAACGCACAGAAAAAATATTATGAAAATATAAAAAAATTACTAGAAAGAAGAAAGCTTCCAATGGCAGATTCTACTAGATTAACAGAAGAAGGTTATAACAAAGAAAAAGCAGAATTCGACAATATTCTTCAAAAAGAAAAACAAGCTAACGAAGACGATTTTAAAAGTAATACAACAATAAGTGAAAAAATAACAAACGTAAGACAAAATGAAGATAATAAATTACTTAAAGAACAGATAAACAACAATGCTTACCAAATAAGTGTAATTAATATTGAATCAGAAATAACGGCGCTTCGCGAAAAATTAATAAAATCGAATATTCCTCAAGAAGAAAAAAATAAATATGATGCCAGCTTAGACGTACTAAAACAAAATAGAATAGCCGAATTAGATCTTACTCGTGAGCAAGAAAAGAGGAATTTTGCTAGATCTATTGAATTATTGAAAATACAAAATTATAGAAACTTAGGTGGCAATGAATTTGTTGCTAATGCTCAAGAAAGAAAAATAAAAATAGAAGAAAAAAGAGATGACTATGCAAAACAAATTCAATCAATAGACCACGATAGTAGTTTAGATGCAGCAACAAAGGAAATTAGAAAAAAAGAAGCTAAAGAAAAACTCGATGCAGAAATTAAAGAAATTGAAAATTCAGCTAAAAGTATAGTAAATTCTATAAAAGATTTAGTAAGAAATAGTTTAATCAATGATTTATCTTCTGGATTTACAGACGTAATAATGGGTGTTCAAAAACTAGACGATGTTTTAAACAACTTAGCTCAGAATATACTAAGCGGACTCATTAACATGGCTATTAAGATGCTGCTTCAATCATTAGTAGGAGAAGGTGGATTACTTGGAGGATTGTTTTCTGCAATTGGAGGATTGTTTGGAGGTGGTGGCAAGAAAGCATCAACAGCATTTACCGGAGGAGAAGTAACCAGTACTGGAGTTGTGCCTAACTATGCAGGCGGTGGAATTATCCAATCAATTAACCAAGCTGTTCTAAAAGAAAAATCAGCTAATGGTGGCATAAAACCAGTGCTTGCAGTATTAACGCCAGGAGAGAGAGTATTAACAGTAGAACAGAATAAGAGATTTGAAGATGCTGGATTGCATAGAGTAATTGACTATAACGTTTTGCTAGAAGAGCGGCGATTCAACAGAACAAGTAATTACATGAAGGGCAATGGCAATTCTGAAATAGGAAATTATGCAGATGGCGGGATTATAGAAAAGATAAAAACATATTCAGATGGTGGTGTTGTATCTTCAAACGCTTTGATAGAAGAGCGGCAATTTAACAGAACAAATAATTACATGAAGGGCAATGGCAGTTCTGAAATAAGAAATTATGCAGATGGTGGAATTGTAGAAAAGATAAGAACATATTCGAGTGGCGGTGTTGTATCTCCAGAGGAAAAGCAATTTCATGCAGATGGTGGAATTGTAGAAAAGATAAGAACATATTCGAGTGGCGGTGTTGTATCTCCAGAGGAAAAGCAATTCCACAGAATTATGAATTATTCGAGTGGCGGTGTTGTAAATGCAGGAGTAGCACCAACAATTAATACTGAAAATACTTCTAATAGCAATGTTGTTAATATTCCTATCAACATTGAATCTAATGGTAATAATGCATCTTCTAATGGATTAGATGCAAGTCAATTAAGGTCTGCCGTACAATCTGCTGTGTTAAATGAAATTCAACGCCAGCAAAGACAAGGTGGAACAATTCCAAAACGTTAATAAAATGTCAATTATTTAAATAGAGTTAATGATTTTTATGCAAAAGTATTTGGCTGAAACACAACAACAGCAATCAACCAATACGTATTACAAGATAGTCGTCGATATAACGACAGAGCTAATAATAAGTGCTGCTCCGGTAATAATTTCTGCTATGGCTGCCTGGTTGTTTTTGCATTTTAAAAGCCAAATCAAGTTGTTAATTAATAAATTTGAAGACCTATCTCATCAGGCTTCTAACACTCCTGAATTTACACCACAAGAAGAAGAATCTATTAGAGAATTATTAAGAGACTTGACTAAACTAGGCTTTAATCGTACTACATTGTTTTTGTTAGAACAGGTTAGGAAAAAAAATGATCGTATTTACGCCACTTCTTTTTGTGCCTGGTTTGAGCATTGTGCAGTAAACAGACTTCAATCTAAAGAGACTAAACATATTTACTCAATTGTTAGCACAGAGATAAATTACATGGTTGAAGGTAAGCAAAAATATGTTTATTATGATGATTACCAAAAAGGTAAAATATACAAGAATTGGATGAAAAAACGATTTACTAAATCATATTTTTTGTATTTAATTAATGAAAAATATACGGGCTTTCTCTTATTAGAAAAAACCCGTTGCTATATTGGCTGTCCTGTTAATTTGCAAAAAGTGTTGGCAATCTCAGAGGAAATTGCTACGTTAGTTAACAGCTAAACTTTAGCATATACAATCGCGTCTGGTTGTTCTTGATATTTGCCTTGTCTATCAGAATAAGTAGTTAGACAATTATCGCCTTGTAGAAACAACAATTGAGCAATTCCTTCGTTAGCATAAACACGACAGTCTGTATCTGCTAAATTAGCAATTTCCAGGGTTAAATATCCTTTCCATCCTGGCTCTAATGGAGTGATATTTACCATAATACCTACTCTAGCGTAAGTGCTTTTTCCGACACAAATGCCCATTACATTTGGAGGCATATTAAATTTTTCGACTGTCTTACCAAGTGCATAAGAATGGGGTGGTAAAACAAAAAAGGATCCATATTCGTCATACTGTAGCGAAAGATTTTCTACAACATGATTATGAAACTGTTTAGGATTAACAATAGACCCTACCACGTGCTTAAACAAGCAAAGCTCTTCTCCTGATAGGCTAATATCATAACCGTAAGAAGATAATCCATAGCTAATAGACTGTCTTTCATCAACATGACGGACTAACGTTTTTTCAAAAGGGACAATCATCCCTTCCTTTGACTTTTCAATAATCCACTTATCGTTTCTAAGCATAGTTTATCCACACTGGGCGAACCCAAATAGTTTTACGTTCTTTGTTTTGCTTGCCACAGGGCTGCAATCTCCAATGTCCACTGCGTACATGTGGAGATTTAGGTACTCCAGAATGATTGCCAGAGTTTTCATAAATACGTTTTATTTTCTTTACTCCCAACCATCGTGGCAATCTATACAAAGATTCATGATTAATTTTAGCAAATCCTTTGCTTTCGTGTGCCTCACAAAATGCCATTTCTTCTGATAACTCAGGGTAAATCTGCAATAACATTAATGATTGTAAAATTAAGTTTTGCAGTTTAAA